GTTACGTCTACTGAAACGGTATTGGCACTTGCAGGTGTCACTACGAGTGTGCTCGATGCCAAGGCTGCAACCATGACAAGGGCGATCTTCTTAAATGAATTCATTTTTCTCCTTTTATTATTCATTTGGTTTATATTGTTTTTAGCCTATCCAAATAGTCTTTAATCTCTTCTATTTGACTAGGTTTATATTGTATCACGTTCTCAGGTAGTTCGTCAACTCGCTTAGGTCTATCCCTAAAAGTATGAACCTCTACCTCAGTGTCTGTATTTTTAGGGGTATAAGATATAGCCCCAAAAATAGCACCACACACAGCATCAGCCAAGTCCTTTGACTTTTTGCGTGGATGGTCAACTCTATCATTTTTCATAATCTTTAACTGGGTTAGTTCATCAAATAATAAATCAATTGCAGGCATAGCAAGTCTTTCCTCATACACGAGCATAGCCATATCCTCATAGTGCTTCTTGGCAACAGAAACAGTATCAGTTTTCATTCCAACCTGCTTGAGTTCATTCTGAATATCAAATGACTGCCAACGGTCAAAGGAAACCATTCCAATATCAAACCCAAGCCTTCTAAGGTTCTGAATCCACTGTTTAACCTCAGAAAGATTAACGGGACCTTCAACTTTTGGCTCCCACCAAGCAACGGCATCTACTACTACAATAGGTGCTACTTGTTCGTAGTTGTTGATTACTTGTATATTTACCCATTTTTCTACATGTGCAATTGCTACCGCACACTTGTCATGCTTTTGTGCAAGGTCAGCATGAACATAATATTTTTTAGTTGGATCTGGTTTAAATGCTTCGTCAAACCTTTTAAAATTATCTATTGGGTTTCTTAATGTCATACAGGCTCTTACTTTTTCTGCCTGCTTAAAAAATGCATCTGAAGCAAAAGTTGGTACGCATGCAAAGCGCATCATGGCATCACCAAGGTCTGTCATAAATGCAATCATAAAGTCATTAATCTTTCGTGTAGGGTTTACTTCCCATGTAGGTCTCTTTAGTGCAAATACTCCTGGATACTTATATGAAATTATATGATCTTCGTCCCACGAAATTTGAAACTTATTGTCTGGGTCTGTCTCTGGAAGCAATGGATTAATTATGAATTCGTGTGTTCTTTCAACTGATTCTTTTTCAGCAATAACTGCATCATATCTTTCTGAGATAAAGTCTCCTGGATATCTTGGGAATGAAAGCAAAACAACCTTTCCTAAATCTGGGAAACGAGAGTCTACTGATCCACGGAAAGCCTTATATATATTGTCTGCGGTCTTTCCTTGCTCATTACCCGTTCCAACCTCAGATGCAAAACCAGAAATCTCATCAAGAACTGCAAGAAGAAGGTTTAAACCCTCATGTGATTCACGCTCTGAGTGACCAGAGTAAACAGTAATTGATTTATCAAACTCAACTGAGTCTGCCTTAGCATTATACTTTCCAGCAAACCATGGGGACTTTTCAATCTTAGATTTAAAACCTTTAAAGAAAACATTCTTTGCTTGTTGTGCGTTAATAGCAACATTGATAAGGTCAATAGCATCTCCAGAGGGCTTTCCAAAATACTTTGCAGGGTCTTTTAGGCATAATAGTTTATATACTATATATGAGCATGCTACGGTTGATGTGAAGTCTTTTCCAGATCCCTTGCCAAGTTGTAGGATGATTTCATTCTTTGTGTACTTATCATAATAGCGAGTTCCTTTTTCTTCCCCCATTATGTCTATCAAATCTTCTTTACGATAAATCTGACTCATAGCCTCAACAATGTCATATTGAATATCAGACAAAGGTGGTTGGCCAAGGTAGTCTGGAGACTCAACAAAAGTCTTTGCATCTACTGGGGTTTCTTCAAAGTGATTACTTTTAAGAACTTCTAAAAAATCATCAAAGTCTGCCATTACTGCTCACTAATTGATTCAGATACAATCGTTACTACTTCGTTTTGCTTTGCAATAGCAGATAGTCTTTGCATGATAATGTCTCTTACTTCTGGATGTTCTGACGCTATATCTCTAAGAATTCCCACCAGAACTTCTTGTCTTCTTTCAATCTCAACCATTTCTTCTGCAAGTTCTTTGTTCTCAAGCAAGCCAGCCTTCTGTAGCATATCAATTCTTTTAGATTCAATATCCATTACAAGTTTAATTGCAGCAGTCTTTGCGCTAAGGTTATTAGTCATTGATGCTTCATCAATAACTTCGTATGTACGAGATACCAGTTTGCTATAGTGAGTGTCTGCTGCAGCGAGTGCCTCTTTGGCACGAGCACGGATAGCGTCATTGGCAGATGCCATAACCTTCCACTCATTAATAAGTGTTACTACTTTAGTCCTTGGGATGTCTAGTTGTTTAGAGATTACCGTAGGGTCATTTCCCTTAAGATATTCCTCTACTACTTGATTAACTTGATCAAGATGTTTAACTAAATCATCTTCAGTTGACATTGCTTAATTCCCTTGCTATCTTTAAAAGTATAAGATAACCAATTAAGTCATCTAAATCGTTATCGCCGACAAAAGATCCGCCTCTAGTTATTCTAGAAAGTTTGTCGTCAATACGAACATGTAGTTGCTCTACGCTATCTGATGTAGCAAAAACCCTGACAGGATTTAGGGCAGAGTCACCATAAGATTTATTTTTTGCAATAAGCATCTCTTTGATTTCATCACAAACCTGAGCAATAGTAAACTGTGTCTCAGAACTCATCTTTATCCTCCTCATCACTTAAATCAAAAATGTCTGGAAAGTTTTTAAAGGAATTAATAACATAGGCTATACCTACGGAACTAGCCACGGTAATGGCCAAAATAATCTTTTTTGTTTTACTCATCGTTTAGACTTCCTTAATCCAAATTTTGCAAGATACACATAAATAGTTTCCACGCTTACCCCACACTCCTTTGCAATCTCGTCTGGAGTCTTTTTGTCCATAAGATAACGCTTACGCATAAAGACTTCTGATGTATATAGTTTAGCAGCCATGATGTTATTTGTCAACTCCTATTGCCTTACCCCAGTTTTTTAGTGCCCAATGCCCAATGCCACATGCATCTGCGACATCGTTATCTGTAATAGTTCTGTCATATATAGTATTAATAAACTTAATTGTTCTTTCTTTACGAAGATTTCTTTCATAGGTTTTATACCAAGACTCTGACTTTCCTGGGTGCTGAGAACGAATAAATAGTTGTTCATCCTTTGATATTTTTTTATTTCCTATATAGTTTTGCCAAGTTATTGGAGAAACTTTTCCAATAGTCTTGGTTCCAGTCTGTCCTGCTGATCCAAGTATTGCTCCTTGCACTAATGCAAGATCTGCAGCAGTTTTAGGACTATTCATAAATACCGTATGCTCAATAACTATTGCTTCAAACCCTTCGTATATATCAAAAAATGCTTTTACCTTTTTACCTGCATCCATAACCTTTTCATATATGTCATTACCTTGAAAGTTTATTTTTCCTACAGTTTTTAAATTTTCTTCCTCAAACAAAGCAAAAGCAAGACTGTTAGTACTGGCATCAATAGCACAGATGGTATGTGGCTTTAGTTCTAGCCCCCATTTATTTTTTACCATCTGTTTTATCCTTAATCTTTTTTATTGCTTTGCTTACTGCGTCTGGATTTACCGAACAAGATGAGCATACTGCAAAATCATTGTATATTGATAGTGGCATAGAGCAAGACTTGCACAGCCTAGTCTTTCCTTTTCTTTTTGCTCTTTTTGATTGCATATACCTTGCAGCAATTTTTTCTTTTGTTGCAAGTTCTCTACATTCAACAGAACAGTATATCTGGTAAGATACAGATTGAGAAAATTGTTTATCGCAAAAGTTACAATGTCTCACTTAGAATCTCCAGGGGTGCAATCTTTATTACACCTTGTCCTGCAGACTCACATGCTTTTCTAATTGGGCATGACTTGCATATCTTGGAATTAGATCTATAGTTCTTGCTTGGCAAAGTTTTATCTTCCCAAGCCTTTCGAACTGTTCTCATCCAATCAAATGCCTGGTCTACCCACCGACGGTAATGATCGTTTACTTCTACGGGAATCAAAAGAAGTTCATGATTGTTTTTGTTTTCATAAATCATAACACCCTTTGGCCGTTTTAATATTTTCATATAGATAAGCAATTGCATTAAGTGACCAGTCTTGGCCTTTCCTGATGCCTTTCTATATTCAAATCCTTCATTCATCATTGTTTTAATTTCACCAATGAGTTCTTCTCCTTGCCAATCAAGCATAACATCCCCATATCCAAAGATAGGTGGATCATCATGCCTAATCTTAAATTCAGTAGTTTCGTTATTATCTTCATCACGATATACTTTCGCTACCCCAGAGTCTATCATTGCTGCCTGGATTCTTGCATGTGATAGAGTACCAGCAGTCATGTTTGCTGCAGCATAGGCGTCAGCATTGTCTTCAAATGTCTGCCCATCAAAAGCAAGGTACCAATATCTAGCACACTCTCCATGGCCGTAAGCAATAGTAGAAGGAGCAAAAGTCTTTTTGACTGTGTGCTTGTCTACTCTTTTAATGGTATACCCCTCCCTGATTTTTTCAACAAGGGCATCAACATTCATCGAATGAACTGGTTTTTCTTCTGGCTTTATCATAACTGTATGTAGTAAATTTTTTGTCATTATATCTCTTTTCTAGTACTATAAGTATAGCAGATTATCGAATTATATACTTTAGAGCAGACACAAGATTGTTAATTGACTCCGCTGCAGTATAGTAAAGATTCTTTTTTCCCCTGTCAGATTTGTCAACATTGGCCATCCAGGTAGCCTTTAATGACATCTTTGCAGCGATTGCTTGTAGGCGAACTATTTCGACTGTTGCCACATTAAGTGGTATGTCTGGCTTAATAATAATCTTGGCTATAAAGGTAAGGGCTGTAGTCAACTCCTCATCCTGCATGTAGTCTGCTATTTCTGCCAAACCATTTACCATCTCTATTGTTGTCTGTTGCTGTTCCATTATTCCTCCATCATGTCTTCTAGTATGCTCATCTCAATTATAGCAAGTCTTACCTTGGCATTACCCTCGCCGATTACGACTACGATGGCTGGATCCTTGCCATTTTTCATGGCATCCGTAGTAGCCTTAGCCCAAACCTCTTTATTTAAGGTAAAAGATTTTCCAACTTCTTTAAAGTCTACGACAAAAGTTTTCCAGGAAGCATCGCCTTTTTGGGTATTGCGTCCAGAATTCTTGTGCTGTTTGGCACCAATTCTTTTGCTTTCGCTTTTCTCAGTCATCTTTTTTTACTTTCTTATATCCTTTTTTAAATAATATTACTTCTGATAAATGTTTTTCTGAGCACATCCAAGACGCCATACCAGTTTCCATATAAACCCTCATGGTTTTTACTTCTTTTTTGCAAGTCTTACAAGGAAACTTTCCTTCGTATATGCTGTAGTTAGTCATTTAACCTAGACTTAATTGATTCTTGCAAGTCAAGATCCTCTCTTACTCGATTAACAAATGCTTCTTTACCCTGAACTTTTGTGCCATCAGGAAGTATGTACCATGCTCCTGTACGCTCTACAATACCGTTTAGTTCTGCTGTAGTAACCAGATCACCAATGGTATCAAGACCAATATCGTCACCTCTAAAGTAAAAATCATACTCACCAGACTGGAACCCTGGAGAGGTTTTGGAGAATTGGAGTTCCCACTTAATAGTTCTACCAATTTTTTCTTCAATTAATTTATCTCCTACCTTGATCTTGCCCTTAATCGCTTGATTGTCTGACTCTGAAGAAAAGAGTTTAATAATACATGAGGAATAAAACTTAGTAGCCTGACCACCAGAAGGCTGCTGGCTAGTATACATAGCATTGATATTGTTACGAGACTGAGAAATAAGAACAAGCAGAGTTGGCTTAACTTTATTGTTTGCATAGTTAAGCATTTTCCATGCGTTACTAAAGTCACGAGATTCGGCTCCAATCTGTTTAGTGTTTTCTAATGCTTTCATTTCATCTGTATCTTTTTCAAAATAGATTGCAGGAAGCATTGATGTAATAGAGTCTACCACAATTAGATCAACTCCAGCATTCATTAATCCGACACCTACGTCTACCATGTCGCTAATAGTTCTTGCTTGTGAGTAGATTAGTTTCTCTGGATCTACCCCAAGAGTTCTGGCCCAGTCTTCTGAATATGACATCTCTGAGTCAATCCACGCACACAACTTGCCTTCTGCTTGAGCAAGAGCAATCATTTGAAGACACATAGAAGACTTTGCAGAGGACTTAGATCCCCAGATAAGTACCTGTCTGCCGTAAGGAAGTCCACCGCCAAGGGCACGGTTTAAACCAAAACTTGGTGTGGGCTGATACTCATAGTTGATACCTACACCACTGCCCAATCTTTTTCTTAACTTGGGGTCTAACTGTGCTAACGCTTCTTCTATACTAACTGACATGTACATCCTCCAATGTTACGGTTCCGTCTTTCGTCTTGCCAAAATCAAACTTGTAATACTTTCCTTCTTCAATATGCATGTATGCTTTTGGAAATGATGTTGGAAACACTGTAATCGAATGAAGATCTCTCTTTGTGTCTGCCAGTGTAAGCGACGCCATTTTCTTTCCAGCCTTAGTAACTCTTGGTTTAAAAGAAACCACAAACATTTCATCATCTTTAAATGGCAATTGCTTGTATCCTAAAAACTTTACAAGAGCATGCGATGATTCTTTTATTTCTTCAGATGGTATGAAAGATACAATCCGATTATCATTACAAAGAACCAAATAAGAACGACCCGTCTCAATAGCGGTATTTTCATCATCAAATATACCGACAGACCCAGTCTTGTCCAAAATTTCAACTCGTGACCATCCTGTTCCCCTCTTAATAGATTTTACCATACCCATAAAAATATATGAGCCTTTTTCTTCAAAGTCAACAATGTCCTGAATAAATGCATAGTAATGGGATGGAATGGTAATATTAAACTCTGGAAGGTTTAAAAACTCATAAAGATTTTCTTTAATTGCTTTATCATCTCTTGGATTGTCTGGAAATGTTGCTGCACCAATAGCCTTTAGTGCCTGAAGGGCTCTACTGTTTACACCATTTCCCTTAGTAAATGTGAACGCTTCAAGTTCTGCATAAGACTTAAAAGGTCGTGCCTGTATATATCGTTCTGCAATCTTATCAGATATAAATTTGATTGCCGTGAGTCCGAACCGAATACCCTTACCCTCAATTTTAAAATCAATATCCGAATCATTAATGTGAGGTAGTTTAACGCTAATCCCCATTCTTTTCGCTTCAATAAGATATTCAGTTCTCGCATCTTTGTCCTTTTCATTTTTTAGCACTGAGTACATAAACTCAAGTGGATAATAATACTTTAACCACGCTGTCCAGTATGACAGAGTTGAATATGCTACTGCGTGAGACTTGTTAAATGAATACCCTGCGTGGGCCTCAAAGTCATGCCACAAATCTAGAGCAGCATGTGGTGTAATGTACTTGGATGCACCCGCTACAAATTTTTCCTTAAACTGATCAAATTCTTTAGCATCCTTTTTCTTTCCAATGATCTTTCTAACTTTATCTGCTTCCGACATGGACATACCGCCAAGGTGTACGCATGCTTGCATAACTTGTTCCTGGTAAAGAATACAGCCATAGGTGTCCTCCGTAAATTCTTTTAATACTTGATGAATGTAGGATATGTTTTGTCTACCGTGTTTACGATCAACATAATCTTTTCCAATTGTGTTCATTGCACCTGGACGGACAAGAGCATTGGATGCTGCAAGTTCGTTTAAGTTTTTAACGCCCATCTTTACAAGAAGGTTTGTGTATGGTGCTGCTTCACACTGAAACACTCCCTTTGTGTGGCCGTCAGAAAGCATTTGATAAACATTGGCATCATCCATTTTAATCTTAAGAAGATTTATCTTTTTGCCATCTCGCTCTTTGATTATATCAATTGTGTCTTTAAGAACTGACAAAGTTTTAAGTCCAAGAGCATCAATTTTAATTAAACCAATTCTTTCTGCTTCTTCCATGTCAACGCCAACAACAGGAATTCTTTCATCAGAACCAGTAGACGATCTAGTTTCAAGTGGTGCGTATCTAAAGATTGGTTCTTTGCTTGTTACTACGCCTGCTGCGTGAATACCTGTACCACGAATACGACCACGAAGTTGCTCTCCATAAATCTCTACTTCTGGATATTTTTCACGAAACTCATATGTTGATTTTGATGTACAGAAATCATCCCATGAGTCTACAGTCTTTAATACCTTATTAACATCTGACAAAGGGATGTTGAGAACTCGTGCAACATCTCTAACAATTCCTTTACCAGTAAACTCAAGGAAGGTGGCAATGGAAGCAACATGTCGATACTGTCTAACTAGATAGTCTTTTACTTCTTCACGACGAGTATCTTGAATGTCTGTATCAATATCTGGAAAGTCATTACGCTCTGGATTAATAAAACGGAAGAACAAAAGATTATGCTCAATAGGGTCAATATCTGTAATTCCTAAAGCATAACAAACAAGAGAACCAGCAGAAGAACCTCTGCCTGGACCAACCAAAATCTCTTCTTTCTTTGCCCAGTTAATCATGTTGCTAACAACCAAAAAGTATGGGGCAAACTTTTTGTCTTTAATAATCTGTAACTCTTCTTCAAGTCTATCAAGGTACTCTTGGTTTTCTGACAAACCACGCTCTACCAAACCTTCTAGTGCAACCTTTGCAAGTTCCTTATCAGGACTTTTATACTGTACTGGTAGAAGGTTTAATCCTTCTTGAATGCCATAGTCTCCTACTGTATCTGCTAGTAGAAGTGTGTTTGAGTAGATATCTGGTCGATCAATACCCTGCGATTCCATCGCTGCTTTAATCTCTTCATATGAGAGCAAGTGGATGTCAAACTTATTAAATGTTATCTGACGGTCTTCGCCATATAGATAATCAAGGCGTTCCATCATGTCTTTTTTCTTTTTTGATTTTTCATATGTTGCATCTTTTTCAAACTTGCCGTGGGTATTCATAAGCAACTTAAACTCTTGAATTTCTTTTTGTGATGGGTCAACATGATGGCAGTCTGGTGTAACAATAACCTTAATGCCAAACTCATCAGCAAGTTCGATTAAATATTTATTAATGTGGGCTTCGTTGTGAGGCATGACTTCAATATAATAGTCATCGGCAAATCTTTCTTTGAACCAAGAAATGTACTTCTTGGCGAGAGCAAACTCTTCTTCTTCTAATGCTTTTACGAGTACGCTACTTGGGCAAGCAGAAGAAACAATGATTCCCTCTTTATATTTTTCTAATATAGCAAAATCAAACCTTGGCTTCTTAAAGAAACCATCTGTCCAAGATAGTTCACTGATCTTATTTAAATTTTCTAAACCAATTTGATTCTTGGCTAGAAGGATAATGTGATTATAGACAAGATCTTGTTGACCTTCTCTTTCAGACTTATCTCGTGTATCAGATATGTCTGCACACATGTATCCTTCTAGACCTAGAATTGGCTTAATGCCCTTTGCTTTTGCAATACGGTGCAGTTCCCTATGCCCAGATAAAGTACCGTGGTCGGTGATAGCAATTGCTGGCATCCCCAACTCAACTGCACGGTTCACGTATTCTTCTGGAGTAGCAATCCCATCAAACAAACTAAAATGGGTATGGACATGTAAGCCTACGTAGTTCATCTTACCAATCAGCGTTGGTAGATGAAGTTACTGAAGGGCCGTCAAAGCCCAGGTAGAACGCTTCTTGTTCCGCATATGGAATCTTCTTTAGTGCTGACTCCAAAGGATAAGGTTCGATATCTTTCCAATCAAATGGTTCCTTATCTGGTGCTGATGGAATAAGTGTGTAATTGGTTTCAGTTCCCTGACCATTACGCTTTAACTTCCATACTACGTTTGAGATGCTTCCTGTTTCAAGAGCATACTCACGAATTGTATTAAATGATGATTGCTTGCTGATACCCATTGACCAGATCGCAACATATGGTGCTTCAATGCCATCGTCAACTAGAACGTTGCAATAGAAACGAAGACGGCCACGCCATCCAGCCTTTGGATCTTTACGGTGCATCTCTTCTGCCCAGTCACGGCCTTCTGATTCCATTGTGTCTACAGCCTTACGCTTATAGTCCTTTGGATTGACGTGCTCCTTAACAACAAGTGCTAGGCCACGCTTTTCATTATAGTTTGCAGAGTCTTCGTCAAGTTCTTCAATGAAGCGAATCTTGACAGATTGTCCATCTGCTAGTTTGAGCCACTTTACTTTTGGCCCATCGTTTTCATACTTTGGTCTGTCGAGCAGGGCGTTGATGTTCTTGATTCCCTTTACAATGCTCATATTATTTCTCCTTTGTGTGTTTGTATTAGTTTAGCATAGACTCTATGGTTTTGTCAAACGAAGACTTTAAACCTTTAATTTCTTCATCTGGCATATCGCCTATGTCTTTATACTGTTTATTTAGTTGTATAACAGAAACACGAGAACCAAGTTTTTCAATTATCCTGTTTTTCATGTTTCCTCCTGCCTCATCGTTATCTGCAATAACAAGAATGTTATTGAAATACTTTTGAAGCAATTCTATTTGTTTTCCTGAGACATTGGCCCCAAGCGTTGCTACTGCTGGGATGTCTAACTGGTCAAGTCTGATTACGTCGAATGAAGACTCTACTACATATACTATATCAGATTTCTTCACACGATGCAAGTTAAAAAGAGTTTTGCTTTTAGGAAGGCCTGGAGTATTTTTAAAGTCCTTTCCCTCAATGGATCTTCCAACAAAGCCAAGGAGTATCCCGTCTGGACTGTGAACTGGGACAGTAACCATATCTTGCTTTTCAGAATATCCTAAAGAAAATTTAACACAAGACTGCTTAGTTAGTTTGCGATACTGGAAATAATTTTTTGCTCTATCAGATGCAATAAGGTTATTGTGAAGTCTTTTTATAATTAGTTCATCAAATGGCCTGTATTGTTCTTCTTTGATAAGAGCACGGTCAATCTCTGTAGCAAGATTGCTCACCTTCTCTTTGCTCTTTATAAACCTTGCTGCCTCAAAATATGTTCTGCCAGAGGTGTGCATTACTAACTCTATTAGATCTGCAGATTTTTGACATGAGAAACAAAAAAACATTCCGTTAGTCTTGTGAACTTCTCCTGCTGGCGTTCTGTGGTTATTATGAAATGGACAAAATATTATAAAATCTGCATCTAATTCTGACTCGACTGTTGTGCCTGATCCTGCAAGGACTCTTTTGACTTGTTCGGCTGTATAGGGACTAGGTTGGTTCCGTCTATTCCTGCTATCCATTCGCTCTTCCTTTTCCCTGCGTAAACTCCGTGTACCGATAATTCAAATTCAAAAAAGTCTTTACTATCATTATACCGTAAAGTGAAGTCTGGGTCAATATCAATCCTTGGAACATACCCACTCAACCTCATCTCTGAAACTAACAGCCTTACGTATTCTATCTTTAATCTTCCAAGCAAAGCCTCATCTTGAATTATGCCATTAATATAAAACCTTTTAAGTGGCTTATGATGATAGAAATCTGGAGGTATGTTCTCCCTGGTTTGTGACATACCATATTATAACTACTTATCTTCATAGTCTTTATACCTATAGTATCCCTTGTCAAAATCGCATTGGACCAAGAAATCTCCCATAAATCCGTTACGATTCTTTCTAAAGGCACACTCAATAATATCGCTATTTGTCCCACGACCAAGGGCCAACACCCAATCGGCATCGTAGGCAATCTGTCTAGACCACGCTGTCTGACCTAGGGTAGGTACTGTAGACAAGTCATTGACATCGTCTGGGGTAGCAGAAGAAATAGCAATAATAGGAACTTCTTCACCAATCGCCATCAGTTTAAGTTCTCGTGAAAGGTTCTTCATTCGTACCGTTTCATTGTCTGACTTCTGATTAGGAGCCATCAATTGAAGGTAGTCAACGATTACAAAGTCTGGCTTGTACTGGTCAATCTTTCCACGTAGTACGGATGGGTTAATTTCTCCACCCTGATCGTTTGAAATAATATGAAACTCTGGCTTACCCTGTAGATTTTTAGCATGCCATTCCTTTAGCATATCCAACTCTACTTCTCCATTGCTTAATTTGCGGTGTGACCAACGTCCCTCGCCCATAATAGTAAAGACACGATTACGAACCTCCGTCTCACTCATCTCAAGGCTTATGACCAGTGGGCTACGACCCTGTTTCCAGGCCTGTACAGCGAAATAGAGAGCCAACCAGGACTTTCCGATACCTGGATATGCCAAGAAGACTCCCAACTGCCCTGGCATGATTCCAGAGGGTAAATAGTTGTCAAATCCTGGCAGACCAGTCTTGATGCCAATATGACCTAGGGCTTGTTGCTTCTTTACATTTTCAAAGTAAGCAATCGCAGACTCTAGGTCTGTGACATCAATATCACGAATAGCAGCAGTATTCTTTTTTAGTTCTGAGGTTTTTGTAATGAGGCCTTCTAGGGCCTTGCTGCCCTCACCCTGCTGAACATCTGTTGCAGCAGACCTTAGTATGTCTTTAAGACTGTCCCGCAGATACTCTCCCTGCAACTCCTCAAGGTGATGCTTAGTAGCGCCAACTCCTGGGACTGGATCAAAGTCACGAAACTTTTCTCTTACCAAGTCTGTTGGTGGAAGTGACGAGTTATTCTCAAAATACAGACGTATGAAGTTCCATATATCTCCATGGGTTCTCAAAAGATTATCGACATTGGCCTGTAGCAAAACGTGAATCTGTTTATCCTGAAGAAGGGCTGTAATTAATTTTGACTCTGTGTTATTCACTTAGCCACTCCTTTGCCATTCGTCGACGCTCTGCTCTTTCTTGACTATCTTTTAATCTATCCCTTTTAGCCTGTAATATTTTTTCTGCATTGTATGCAAAATAATTCCATGACGGGGTTTCTGAAACAGCAAAATAGTATTCAAGTATCTCATAACATCCCTGCAATGTGTAGGACTCAATGAGGGCATCAGATGCCCACTGTTCTACATTCAAATTTAGAGATGGCTTCGATTCGTACCTTGCGGTATGATACTTGCTGTATCTTGAAAGCAAAGCCATACGGTCTTTGCGTTCAGCCATTACTTCTCTTCAGCCTCGGTTTGTGCTTCCAAAATCTTGGCAGTTAGTTTGTCTTCAACAAATTTGTAGACACGCTCAAAAGCCTGATCAGTATTTTCTCCGTCACGCTTAGAATCCACTACTCCAAGATCAAGTCTTAGTGATTGAAAATTTCCCAGATTTAGTGTGTATCCAAGTGTTACAGACACTTTAGTTGAATCGTTTTCCATGCTATACCCTTCGCTAAATAGATTCGCCCCATATTGGGACAAACCGTCCATCTTCTGTTCTCGTATATGTAAGTATACCATCGCCCATTCTGCGTGTCAACTCTTGCTTGCTGGGCGTAATATCATTAGTAATTAATTTATCTTTTCTTGGTCTACCAATATGGTATGTAGCAAGTATATCACGAATCTCTCTTACTTGCGATTCAGAGTAATATGACCTTACCTGAAATCCTCTTGCCCCACCTTTTTGAGATCCCGTCGGAAATGGGATGACTCCTCGTTTCATTAATGATGGCATATATTTTTTATGACGATTAACTAAATCAGCAGTCTGACCTACGGTGTAGGCTCGCTCTCTTTTATTTTTAAAATCACTAATTAAACAACTTTCAATTTGGCCCTTTGTTATATTATAAACAGACATTATTCCATTAGACTTGTTAAGATGATGTATCCTTACTAAGTCTCCGTTTAAGAACCAAACCTTTTTGTTCCCTGGAATTACAGGGAGGACATTGTAGCCTTCGCTCTCAATTGTTCCCTTTTTAATAACCACTTGCCCTCCTGAGAATTACTAGGTGGATGAAAAAATGTTCTTGCTCCACAAGACATACAATACATTTCTATATTATTTATTTCTGAATATTGTCGATCAACAAACATTCTGCCTTTGCATCTTTTACAAAAAATCATCAGTTTGGTATGCCTATTGCAATAAGGTTAATGCCAACACTTGTAACTCCGCCCAGGTTAAATTTAACTGACCCCTCTATACTTGATGTAGTTACGCTAGACAATGTAACAACAACATCTTTGCCAGCATCGGTTACATTTCCCATATTTACAGGAGTTGCTGTTACAACTGGCGTAAACTTAAACTCTGTAGGAAACGAATAAGAAAATGGAAGGCTAGAACCAGCAGTCTGGCTTACGCCATTTGTGACTTGAACATATCCGCCAATAATTCTTGCTTCTGATGTTTTGACGCTCTGCTTTCCTGCATTTGGAGTATCCACTGTAACATATTTATTTACAGATGTTGAAGCCTGCGTTGATAAATCATTAACAGCCTTAACAATCTGATATATATATGTTACGTCTAGTGGCTGCCCTCTTTCGGGTACGGGTAAAATGGCCATAATATAATTATACCAGACTTACGGTTCCAGAGTTGTATATCTCTAAATCGTCGTTTAAAACTGGATTTATTGATGATACCTGCACAATTACTAGAACAGAGTTTGTTCCAGTTTTTAGAAATGAATAATTGCTTGATCCAGTGGTTGCTTTGTAAGTTGGCAAAGCAGAATCAAAACCCACAAAAACATCATATAGTATTTGTGTAGAAACATCTCCCGATTCCCAATTTACGATTACTGTATTCCCTACAATATTTATATCACCACTTCCAGGAGCAACTGCTGAGGACTCGGTAGAAAATATTGGAGAGTAGGCAGATTTTCTATTTTTATCTTCTGCAACTATCCTAAATCTTAAAATTTTGGTGTTCGCTGTCGTCACCTTGCCCAACAATTCTTTTTTAACAACAACATTTTTAATTCCAGGATCTGGTGTGATCGACATAATTAAACATCCAGTGCAAATCTAAACTCAATATAGTTTGTAGTATTTGCTGACTTAATGATTGGCCTTTCTTGTTTATTTTTTATTACAGAATAGCCAGTGAGGCCATACAAAGAGTTTGTGGACGTAACATTTTCAAGTCTTAGTCCATCTAGACATAGATAGAAAGAGTCTGAAGGAATTCCAGACTTTGTTATTTGTCCATAAATTTTTGACAAAGAAACCTGATCCCACAAGAAACCTGTTGTCTTTTTTATATTTTGAAATTGTTTTGCTGAAACAACATATCTATTTTCTTGAAGATTTCTTTTGTCTGTAGATACTCCAGAAGCAAATGCCTGATCATCAATATCTACCTGAAACTTTGCATACTCTTGGCCTCCTGTAGAATTAACATGAGAAAACTCTATTAAAATTTTCACATTGTCTGGAACTGTCAAAGAGTCTTCGACTTTGCTTGCAATAGAAAATGCCAGTCTTAATTCATCAAGAGGACTATTCTTTGAAAAATTAACGGAGGGGCTATCTAATCTTATGTAGTCAGAAGTTGATGATGCCTGCATTTCTCCTTGAGCGTCAACTGTAATTGTTGATGTGTCTCCACGCAGAACAATTATATTATTTAAAAATCTGCATCTTTCATTTCTTCCAACTCTGTCATCTGATGTAAAAATTCTATTATCGGCATTTGTTGCAAAAACTTTGTCACTTATGTTTATAGTTCCGTTTGCATCTTCTCCGTCTAGAGGTTCAAGTTTCGGAGGTATTACAACAGGAGAACCTCCTGCCTGACTATATTTCCAGTCATCAGTATCGGTAAAAGAATATACGTTTTTACTATCAAATGATCCTGCTACTGGGTTTGATGCTGCAGAAAATATTCCAACCTCTGTAATTTCATACCTTTCTGCTGTAGGCAGTTCTGCGGTAAGGACTATCTTAGACAAACCACCTTCATCAACAAAACCTCTAGAGATAATTGGCATACGCAACATTTCAAAATCTAAAGACTTCTTGTCTCTTATTACATCTAGTTCTGAATTAGTAAAAGGATAATCAGACGCCACTGGCTTTGGTCCACAGCCTATAGCAATATGAGAGGCGTAAGACGTTGTCTGTCCAACAAGGTACTTAGCCAAAAGGTTCTTGCCTACATTAGTTATCATTGAGTGCTCCCGTAGTATATTGTATCATCAAAAGTGTTTCCAGCGGTTAATATTTCAACTTCTACCTGCTCATTTTCTTTTATGTTTATTAAATTAATCACAAGGTCTCCGCTTATTGGGTCTATATAAATAGACTTTCCGTTGTAGACTTTTACTCCATCGACCAGGTCGTATCCGTTTCCATACCTAGGAAGATAGTTTGGAATTGATATAGCAAGTGATTTAAAAAATGAGTCAGCAGACTGTAATCTTAAAACATTGTTTGGATTATACTGTAGGTAAAGATCTGTTAAATTTTTTATTGGTGTATAAATTACTGTCTGACCATTGACCAGGTCGTGCCTAGATATTGTAGCAAGTTCAAAACCACCTATATCTTCAAATATAAGGTCTGTCATTATTTCAATAGCAACAGCCTGTTCTCCAAATATTAGTAAGTCTGGGGTTGCAACTTTGACAGAATCAGAGGTATTGGTTTTGACTGGATTTGGAATTCCTGCTGTTGCTGGCATGCTTGTGTCTGCCATTTATACCACCTCACTTAAAAATAGTTGCATCTCTGGACCGTTTGAATTTCTTGAAAAATCAATATTGTATACAACAAATCTGCTTGAAGAGTCTGCAGCAATATCTATTCCATTCTCTTTGTAGTCTACGCTTACTATATCTCCAAGTTGGATTGTTGGAATAGAAAATATTTTAACTCCAAGTGCTTTTCTTGGTTTTGATATTTTTGTAACAAGCCACCTCATTAGTTCAGATGCTTCATCTTGTGACTGAATATAGGCAGCATCTAAAGAAAAATCTTTTCTTCCGTGCTGCATACGGCTAAACTTTATATCTTCGTAGTCTAACTTAAACTTAAACGGATTTGAAATTAGTTTGTCTGCAACAAATTTTGGATCTGACATTACGCTATTTTTATTAAAATATTGATCAACTGTCAAAGTATTGCTTGACTGCTGAGTAAAAGTAATTCCCTGAATTCTTAAATAGTTTCCACTAGTTTCATCTAGATTAAGCGCAGTATCTGTTGCATTAAACACTAGAAATTCTGCGCCATATGATCCTGCTCTAAATCCAGAAATAACAAATCCTTTTATTTTATTGAACGTTGGAGAAATTTTTGCTGTTAGTGCTGGAAATGCTTTGTCATATTTAAAACTAAATTCTGCCACTTCTCTCATTATACTTCCAAACTCCTCAAAATAAATATCATACTTTGGTGGTTCTGAAGATCCAATTCCAGAAAGATAGGTATTTTGTATTAATCCACTCATAGCGTATTTTCTGAAAGAGTTACCTGCATCAATATCAGAGTCTGCAAAAACAGAATTGACAACGGTTCCCAAAGAAAATGACGTGTTCTGAGAATAATTGTTGCATAGTGCATAGACATTTTCAAACATTGCTCTTGAAGAACCTCTGGTAAATAAGGCAATATTTGAATACTCTGGCAATGGATCTGAGTCGTCTACTGTTTTTACCATGGTTCCATTTATGTATAAGTAGAACCTTCTTATGTTTCCTATGTTTTCATACTCTACTGCTAAGTCATATACCGTCGGATTTTCTTCAGCAAATAATCTTGACTGACCAGTAAACCTGCCATCATCTACTATAATCTTGGCTAAGCCTTTGTATAGGGTAAGTGGAATTGCTTTACCATTGTCAGACTTGACTTTATAAAACAAAACATTGTGAACATTTTGTTTTTCTTTTTCTGACAACTTATTTAATCCAAGTGCTGCAATTTCAAAATAATATCCAACGTTGGTTGTTGGGTTTAGCATTACTGCTATACCTCCAGACCCTCCAGATATTGTAACATTTTTATCTGGGGTAGAACCATTTATAACATAGTATGATGCTGCACCATTAGCAGTTTGACCACGATCACTACTGTTTTCAATTTTACCAACTAGTCGTATTCTAGTTCCAAAGTGCTTATATTTTTTATCTGTCAAAGGCTTATGCACATATGATACAAAATCTCTTGGCTTATCTTTTGTCGTAAAGTTGGGACCAGTCAAAGAAAGCGCTGATGCTTGAACAGATCCAGGAACCTGCTGAGTTTGTGTAGTTATCTCTCCTGTTAAAGAGGTTGACAAAAAGTTTCTAATAAGTCCTGTTCGTGTCGAAGTTCTTGCCAAAGCATCAGAAGATGCTCCATTGCTTATTGTTTTTCCTGCAGAAGCAACTGTTGTTTGTGGCAAATCAGTTTTTGTTTCAAACAAATATTCTGAAGCCATATAGCATCCTTTTACATTGTCTTCAGATTTCCAATAATCAGATATACCAGCAGAATGCTCTACAACTGTTGTTCCAAATTGACCACGGCCATGCTTGGCAACTGGACCATTTTTAAGTTTTAAAATTCCTTCTTGTTCAAAATAATTAGGAACAGAGTAAATTTTGACAAGGCCTGTTGGATAAATTTTTCCATTAAATGGAAGTTTAGAGAAATAGTTTTGATACTCTTCAACTGAAGATATCCAAACATTGCCCGAACCAGTTACGTTATATTGAACTGCGTCATACTTTATAACTTCTCCACTAGAGTAAAAGTAACCATTGTATCTTGTAATCCAGTATACCGCTTCTCCAAGACTAAACGTATTGTTTATTACGATACCGTTTTTTACCTCTGGGACTTTATCTGATAGGTTAGAACTTAAAGGTATTGCAGCAAGCACATATGAAGATTGTGTTCCAACCTCGTTATTAATTGACTTTGTGTTCTCAGTACCAGATACTTCCCAAAGTAGTGCTGGCTTATACACATACATTCTTTCATCTTCTAGAAGACTCGCCTGTCTTAAAGTACCGATAGATCTTTGAATATGTCTAACAGTGTAATTTATTGTGCCACCGTTGTAAACCGTGTTTGACTCATTTGATACCGAAATAATGTTTGCTAGTTTTGCATTGTCTAAAGTTTTATTTTTAATTTCTCTATCTTCATACAAATCGTTAGTTCCTTTAAGAGCAAATGTGGTTGGTCTTTGTTCTTTAGTTGGCATTATATAGTCTTTGCTCATCATAACAAAGTTATTGTACTCATCAAAAAACATTGCTGTCTGTGTTGATATTGCCAAATCCTGCAACACCTGAGCAACACTTTTATCTGGAGCAACAAAGAAAAATGGCATTACCATTTCTTTTTCATTAGAGACTCTTCTAAATGTATAGTTAGAAAAACCGATACTGTCTAACAAAAGAGAAACTGCAGAACTAACAGAAACCTCTGTCATTAATATTTCTGGTGCTGTAATTGATTCTAGATACCAATACATATCTCTTAACGATATAGAAATTCTTTTATTGACCAAATCTGCTTTTGGAAATGAATCAGAGTATAAAGTTTTCATAGGAACCCAATAGTCCCAACCACCAACATTTATAATAATTTCATAAAACTTAAACTGCACATGACTATCTACATATTTTGCAATAATACTTGATGGGTTATTTTCGTTAAATGCCTGATCATGATCAAAAATATTAATGCTTCCATTTGATGCAACTAACTGTCCTACTGGCAAACCACTTAAACCTAAATCAGATGCGCTTTTATTTATTGAATAATCTAACACCTTGTCGGAAAGATTCATTGCAAGTCTTGGAGAAATTTCAATAAGATCAAAAGTGGAATCTTTTGCAGTCATAGAATCTACAACAATCCTAACTCCAGAAATGTATTCAAACTCTCGATATTTAATTTTATTATCTAAAGAGTTGATAAATTTATCTGGGGAGGTTGCATCTGTAAGGAAGTTGGTTAACCTATCAACAGTTTCATCCTGCACATACCATCCGTATTTTGGAGTTATAATTGTGTAGTCTGTGCCATTCCATATATAATATTTTCCTATATCATTTTCATTTTCTTTAATAAGATATGCATAGCCAATAACAGACTGCTCAGGAAGTAGTGTGTCACTTGAGTATACCTCGGCAAAAACAAATGTGTCTATCCATTCGTCTGGAACAATAAAGCCATATGATATTTCAACATAGCCATCGCTTTTAATAATTGCAGAACCGTCTTTTCTTCTTTTTGACGGATCAAACGAAATAATATCTTGCCAATTTCCTTCTTTTAAGAATTGAATTTTCCATCTGCTTGGAACTTTTTGATTTACCTCTCCATAAAATGGGTCAGCAAAAGAGCCTGTTGAGGAGGAGAATGGCCCAAGGTCTTCAGTACCTGTATGGGTTTGCATTTTGATTACAACCCTGTTTGTTGGTATTTGCTCTTTGTATACCACGAAAGGACAAGCATCTTCTATGGCATTTTGAACACCATTTATTTTTGATGCAATTCCATACTCAAAATTTTCTGCTACACCTTTCTTTTCTGTATTGTCCTTGTCAATAAATGTTTCGCTCAATCCATAGGAAACAGAAGCATCATTATATGTGTACTTATATCTAGTTTCAGTCCTGTATGATGTCCAATATTTAAACTTATCTTTTTTATCTGGCATATAATATCTTGGTCTATCTGCCATAAACATATTTGGATAATGTAGTTTTCCATTTTCAAAATATACAGCCTTATTGATGCCAGATCTAGGTCTAAATCTTTCAAAGCAACTTTCTAAGGAGTATAGCGTTTGAGTTTTTTCTTTTTTAGTTAAAAATGTAGTTGGGGTATTATCATTTTCAAAAGTGCCATCTATCAAAACATCTGCATCTGTTGCTCCTGTATAAAAATTTCCAACATCATTAATATCAAAACTTGTAGGTAAAGAAGAGTATATAGAAGATGGTTGTTCTGTACTCACCCTCCATCGATTTCTAGTGTCCGTGTCAGAAATCTTACACTCATAAGTCGCACCTGAAGAAGATTTGCCTATTGCTCCAGCAGGTGAACAAAAAGCCCCTGGGGTAATGGTCCATACTGAACTTATTGGGTTTGGTGTTGAAGTTTGGGTTGGTCTATATCTATAATTACCAATATGCTTGATATTGTTTGTTCTGTTCATATTTAATTCTGCAATAACTGCTGACTTATTTCTAACAGTATCAGCAGTCTCTAAAAAGGTTTGCAGGTCTTTGTCTTCAAACATTATACTTCTTCCAAGGTTACTGAGACATTCCAATAGTCAAACTTAGTTCCTCTTTTTTCAACTGAATAAGAAAAGTCAGTAATAAACATTTCAATCAATTGATTGTACTGCCGAAGATGATCATATGGCGCTTCTGTTCCTTTAAAAATTCCTTTTCTATCATATGCAAGAAATACCCAGAAAGAACCTTTGTGTGCATCATACCACTCAAGCATGTCAGCACCACCTGCCCCCCCATCTGTTGTGTAGGACCTTTTTGGAGAAAGCCCACTAATTGTGTCAAATGTGGGAACATCATCGTGAGACCTAGAAGGAATCAATGTCCAACTAGTACTTAGAGTGAGTTTGTCTGAAATATGATATGATCTCATGCGACCATTAATCATTCTTTCTCTTTTTTCTATTCTTTCATTTTTAAACTGTATTGGCTGCCTATTGTCATCAGTTATCAGTAGGAATTGATCTGCTAATGATGGATCTTCTATTCCTTCTGGATCTGCCCCGATTTCATAGCCATTAGGAACATAAATTCCATTTTGCAAAGTGCCAGTATTTTCTGACCAAAGCATACCGCTTGGTCTATAATATTTTTGACGACCAAGCATGTAAGTAACTCTTGGGTCTATCACTTCTTCAACCATTTAATGACACTCCTCTAATTCGTCTATTTTCAACATTTTTAATTGTCGACATAACTGCTTGTGCAATCTCGTTAGGATTTGCATCAGTTTTAGCGTTAACTGTTAATGTGTATGTATTATTATACACTGCTCCGCCAACTGGCTTTCCGCTATTTAATGACTTCATTGTGTCGACGCCGTGAGTATTTACAGCATACTTACTCATTACAAATTCTCCAGGGGTAAGCATTGCAGGAACAGTATCAGTTCCTTTAGCAAATCCTCCACGAGCAAAGAACTTAGGAATTAAGCCACCCTTTGATATATATCCAAACTTTTGTCGTCTATCAGCAATAATGTTTAGTCCAGTATTAAATCTTAATGCACTTTCTGCTGCTGCCAATTGTGCTGCTATTGATGCTGCTCCAATAGCCCCAGACTCTCCTGATGCTAATGCACTTGGATTTACTCCTGCTGCAGCAATGGCTGCTGCATTCATATCTCCCGCTGCTTTGGCTAGAGCGTATGCGTCTGCTGCTGCTTTTGATGCTGCTGCTGCATCTGTAGTTGCCCCAACTATTGCATCAGTTGCTGCTTTGTCTGCTGCTACGCTTGCTGCTGCTGCTGCAGCGTTTGCTACAACTGTTGATTGTGCATTTTTAACAGAAACTGGTGTTGAGTTATATTCTTTTAACTTAGCAAGTATGCTTGCCCACTTTGCGTCAATCGCAGCGGTTGATGCAAGCAACGCTCCTAGTACAGCATCAAAATCTTTTCCTGCAAGAGAGTTTGCTGCAATTTTTGCTTTTATGGCATCCCACTCTAACTTAGTTTTATCTAGAACTGTTAGTTCTGAAACAAGTTTATCTATTTGTGCCTGTATTAGTTCGTTGGCAAAAGTTAGGTCTGCAATTTTATCTTCTAACGGCTCAAGTTGATTCTTTTGTATTTCAAAGATAGCATCTTCTTTTTTCTGAATCTCAAGAAGTTTTGCTTCACGTGCTTCTTCTAAATCATAAATTTGATCTTCCAGATTTCTAATGTCTTGAAGAATTGTAACTCGTCTTGGATCGTTTTCCATTTGATAAAGTTTTTGAGCATTCTCAAACTGCTTTTGATCAATTTCTTCTTGAGACAAACCAGTCTCTGCTCCTCTAAGGCCTCTAATTTCATTTTCTCTTGACTGCTGCAAAGCATCAGCCACAGATCCACTAAACCTTTGTGCTGATTGTGCACGAGCATCTTGTGCTGCTTTTGCTGCTGCCGATATATCTCCACTGGTTAGTGCGCCTGCAATATCAAGTTGACTCTTTTGTTGATTGAGAATTTCTTCATTAACTTCTGCAACCTTAGCAAGAGCCTCTGCTTGCTTGTCATATTCTTTATTAATTTGCTCTGCTTGATTAGCCATAATTGCAGAGTCATTAGACATCTTCGCATTTTGCTTGTTAATTTCCTCCATGGCACGATCACCAAATTCTGGATCCATCTCCAAAATTCTTTGCTTATCGCTAATTTTTTCTTGCATTTCTTCTATAGGTCTTGTATAATTCTTTTCAATATCTTTTTCTATATCTCTAATCTCACGATTAATTAACTCGATTTGACGCCTAAAACCTTTTGCTGCTATTTCTGCATCTTGAATTTGTTTATTGTTAGCATTCATTTGCTGAACCATACCCGATGTTCTTGGGTCTGCGCCTGTTCTTAGCATTTCTTCCTGCACAGAAAACATCTCGTCTACAAGATCCATACCAGGCTGAGCAGACTCAGAATATTTTCCAGAGTTATAGTTTACTTGAATATCAATAATTTTCTTTGCTTCAATAGAGTTTAAATAATCAGCAATTTCTTGAGCATCAACCTTTCCATCCTTTAAGTCTTCAATCAAGTGTTTTGCAAGTGCTGGGTCATTTAAAACTTCAGACATCTGATCTGCAGAGAAGCCTGCTGCCTGCATTGCTGTTCCAAGTTTAGGCATCTGCTCAAGAAGTTTAAACTCTTCGTTAGCCTGAATCATTTTTTGCTTAAGAGCAAACCTTTCTGTTTCATCAGTAGCCTTTTTAAGATCTTCAATATACTGCTTTCTTTCCTTGCTTCCCTTTTTGCCAAGTGCTCCTGCTGCAATTGCTGCTGCAGTAGCAGCATCCTGAACATGTTCTAATGCTTCTGTTGCAGTCGCTCCCTCTGAAATTAAAATTCTAAAAGCCTTCTCCTGATTTGCAACTTGCTCTACCGCTTCTCTATTAACAACGTTAGCCTCTCCTACAATAGCCTCGTTGTAGGTTCTCATAATCTTTTTACCAGTGCCAGTAAATCCTTTTATGTTTGCCTTTGTTTTTGGCTTACCTTTTTCAAATTCAAATATAGCCTTTTTGCCTTTAAGATTTGCCAGTTTCTTAAAGTCTTCTGAAGACATAGAAGCAATCATATCTCTAAATTCTTTTGGAGCCTTTAGATTTATAAGTCTTTGCTGCAAACCATCAAACAAGTCAAATGCACGAGAAATATCCTTTTGTGCTTTTTTACTACCGAATGCAGCAAGCATAGACTGTAGTGGCTTGGTTGCATCAAATGCCCCATCACGAACATTTTTAATTCTCATTGCAAGGTCATCAAGGAAGTCTAATGGATTTGACCCCTTACCACCATCAGGAGTAGTGTCAACAGGGGCACCGAGAGATGTCACTCCTCCAACAGAACTGGTTTCTAGTTTTTGTACTGCCATTTCTTCTGGGCTAAGTTTTGCTAATTCTTTTTTAAATTCTGCGACAATTTCTAAGTATCTAGCACTTCCGTATGCAACTCCATCTGCTGATGCTTTTTGGAAAGCCAATGTACTTGCTAACTGTTCTCTGTCTGCTTCCCTCATTGCATCTGTTACTGTTGACTCATAAGCAAACTGTGTAGCAAGTTTTTGTAAGTATTCTGCCTGACCGTCTAAACTTAGTTTTTGGAATTCTTTATATCTTTCTGTATTTGCTTTAAGGGCATCAATTGCTGCTGCTTGTGCAGGGTTGACAGCCTTTGCTGCCTCAAGGTCCATATCCTCTGCACCCTTTTTGGCTGCTTCATCTTTTAATTTTTCAATATTATCCATTTGTGTTTTTAGTGTTTCAATTCCTTCTAAACCAATTGTATTTACCAAAACCTCAAAGTCAATAGTGTTTCCATCCAATGATTGAATGCCCTTTAGAGTTTCCATAATTGCATCAAACTCTTTTGGATCTTTCTTGTTCATAATAATTGTAGTAATTATGTTTTGTGCTTTCTTTCTTCCCTTGCTACTAAAGCCTGCAAACATGTTAAACAATTCTTTTGTTTTTGCTGCACCCTGAGTTTTAAGTCCAGCATTAAGCAGAAGATCTAGTTGTGGAAGTTTGCCAGTAAATAGATCCATATAACTTGTTGCTTCTCCTGGACTTAGAACCTTGCTTCCAACAAGCATTTCCATTTTTGCTTGGAATCTTTGTGCTCCTTGTTGTCCTTCAAGGCCAGTCTTTACGTACTTTCCTGTTTTAGAATTATATTTACCCATAGTGGTGTCATCCACAAGTCTTTCAGTTTTATTTAAAAACTTCTTTGCAGCATCTTCTTGATCTGTACCCTTGTATGTTGACTCAACCTGTGATCTAGATGCATCAAAGAATGCATCTTCACGCATAGCCTGTTTGCCCCAAACGGAATTGCTATAAACCTTATCAAAACTTGCTTGACTTTTAGCAATTTGATTAACAATAAGATTATTCATCTTTTCAGTATCTGCTACATTTTGAGTATTTAGTTTTTTAATTTTTTCTTCAATGTCTAATTTCTTTTGTGCATTTGTTGTTGACGCTAACTCTGTTTCTAGTTTTTTCTTTTGAGTTTCATATTCGAACTGAACCTGGTCAGCCATCATTGTTGCCATTTCGATATTGTTCATATTCAGTGCTGCTAATGCTGCAACCTGTTTTCTTGAACTTTCAAACAATCCAGATTTTTCACTAATTTCATTTTCAAGTTTATCAGTTCTAACATTTGCTTTTGCAACAAGCATTATTCTAGTTTCAATTGGACTATCTTTTAGGTTCTTTCCATCTGGTCCAAGTAATGTAACTATCTGTCCAATTATCTGTGATTCAATTTTTTGATCGCCAAGTTCTAAAGCAAGGTTGCTTGCAATACTATTTGCTGCATTCATATCTAAAACACCGTCTGCAACAGCAGTTGAAAGTTTTAATGCTAGATCTGAAACAGCCTTGTCGTTACCAAAGTCTTTAACATTTTGCTGGAACAGTGCCTTTTCTTTTTTACCAGGATCTGACCCTAGGAACTGCTTTCCAAATGTATCATCAATCTTTGTTGTTTCGTTGTATTTTCCATACTGGCTAGACTGTCTGCGCTTATCCATTATTTCGGATGCGCCAACTTTGCCACTTATTTCACCAATTGCCTGAAGTCCACTTCTTGTTGCTGAAAGGTCTTTTGCAAACTGTGCTGCCTTGCTTGCCATATTATTAAGATGCTTGTTAAATAGATATGCTCCTGCTGCTACGGCTGCTAGTGCTACGACAATGCCCTGCGGTCCTGTGAGGCCTGCAAGCATTGGTGCAAACTGTGCAACTGTTGCAACTGCTCCTAAGCCAGCAACTACTTGTGGTGGTGCTCCTGCCATACCCGCAACCATCGCTGCTGTTCCTGCTGCTCCTGAAATCTTGCCAGACACTCTTCCAACTTTTTCTCTTCTCATGCCTCGCTTTTTTTGAGCAATTTGTTTTTCTGAAAGAGTTGTTGGCTGCTTCTTTCCGTCTGCATCGAGTTCGGGATCAAATAAAATCTGTCCATTTTTATCTCTTGTGTAAGTGGATGCTTCCTCATATGCTTCAACAGAGCCCATTCTATTATCTACTGACTGGCTTCCAGGAGGAACAATTCCATTCTCTGCTGCTTGTCTTGCTGCTTCTTGAGCATTATATGCTTTTAGTCTGTCTAATTCTTTTCTTTTTTCTGCTTCTATTTCTTCGTTTGTCTTTGCAATATTTGCTGAAGATTGTGCAATATCTTGTTGTGCAATACCTGCTTGATCCATTGAAGGAAGCATCTCTCCAAGGTTGTTATTTGCTGCATTGGTTAGTTGGTTGGTTGTGATCAGGTTAGACGTGTTTGTTGTTTGAGCATCTACTGCAGCCTGAGTCACATTGGCAAATTCGTCTGTTTCTTCTGCAACAATAACAGTTGAGTTTGCCAGGTTCTCTGTTTCCTTAGCAATTTCCTTACTCTGTACCTGTGTCTTCTTTGCTAAACTAACTCTAGTTTTTGTTGCTGTTTTTTCTGCTGGAAGTTCTACAGAACCCTTAGCGCCACGCTTACGTCTTTGTCTGTCAAGAGATTTAAGAACTTGTCTTTCATCACGCATTTCTGGAGTATTAATATCATCATAGAATGCTTTATTTCCAAGATCCATTTTTGAAACTTTTGATTGTGTTTCTGCTGCAGAAGGCAGTGCAGCGTCAGTAAGTCTTGAAGACTGGGCTCTTACTGCAGTTTGCCCCTCTTCTAAACCTTGTGCAAGTCCATCTGCAATGTCTTTTCCAAGACGTTTTGTTCGTCTTGACGGTGATGCGGTTTCTGCTTTTTGCTCTGCAGCAGTTAAGTCTGCATCTACATCTTCTGCAATTTTAACTGAATCAAGTTTTGCTTTTCTCTCAGCATCTGATAATGGAACAAAGCCTTGTTCGGAACCGACACCTTCTGGATTATTTTTTCCAAATCTTTGTGCAACTTTTGCTCTTCCTGATGCTAGTCTTTCCTCTGTAGACCTTGTGTCTGCCCCAGTTGGAATTTGGATTGCAGCACGACCCTCTGCATCATACATAGTGGCAAGCATTGTCTTTTCAATTGACATAGGCTTGCCTCTGCCTGCCTTCTTTTGTTCGGCAGCCATGAAATCTTTATCAGAAAGCATACTTCTAAGAACCTCGCCTTGAATTTGAAGTTCTCTTTCATTTAATGCGCCATTAGATGTCACCTTTTTAGAAATAGATAAAATTTCTTCTTCAGTTGCAGATGACTGCTTTAATTTTTCTAAATAGACACGCCTTGCATCATTATTAGATGAAAGTGTTTGAGCCATTTCATTTTCTGCATGCGTTGACAAATCCCATAAGTCTGGATCCCAACCTTCTTGAATTCCCTTTTCTGTTGTTCCTATTGCACCAATGTGTCCTCTGTCTAATTGAACATTTTTCTTATCTGGTCTTTGAAGTGCTGGTAGGTCTGGGCGTTCTGATGCCAATCTGTCTCCAGTTTTATTTGCAATCGCCTGAAGCCTTTCATATTCTTCTCCACGACCTGCTGCATACATTTGCTCTCTTACATTTTTTGAAACCCCAGCCTCTGTTGCTGAGTGACCTGCAACTTTTGCATTTGCTCCAGATACTCCTGCTGCTGTGTTAATTTGTGCTGGAGTAAGTTCTACCCCGCCCATTGCTTTTGTTGCAATTCTTAACTCTTGAACAAACTCTGTAATTGTTACACGAGAATCATCTGCAAGTCTTGCAAAAACTTCCTTAAGAACATCTGCCCCATTTTCAACACCTAGGGTTCCATCTTGCATTGCTGCAGCAAGTTTTTCTACTTGGGCTACAACTTTGTCAGACTTTGGACTTATAGCAAGTCCGAAGGTTTCTCCAGCAATACTAAATCCAGTTCTTCCTGGCCTGGTCTGTGTACCAGTCTTTCCAGTTCCCTTTGCATACTTTGCTACTGAGCCATTTTGAAGTGCTGCAACTAATTCTGGATTTTCTTTTGCAGTCTGCTTAGTAAGAACAACTTCTCCAGGAGTTAATAATGCTGGGACTGTGTCTCCATTGCCAGTACCTGGAACAACTCCACCCTTTGCAAATTTAACTGGTGGTATTCCTGCAACTGCTCCTGCTGGGCCTGGAACTGAATTAAACAATCCTGGTGATGATGCTGCAAGGTTTCTAGCCTGAGTACCTGCATTTTGATAGGCCAACGCCAGTGCGTCAACTGCAGACTTTTCAACATTAAAAGTGCTTATGAGTTGTTGATGAGAAGTGTGAAGAGCATTTGTTTCTGCAAGCAATTCAATTTGTTTATTAGTTAAATAGTCAAACCCTCCACCGAGAACATTGTTTTGTCCGTTAAGTTTAGCAATTCCTCCACGTAGCATTGCAAAGAACTTAATTATGTTTGCAAGTCCGTTAGCAAGGATACCGAATGTCATAAGAGCAACTGGGGCAATAGCACCAAGTACGCCGATCATAATAGTTATTGCTTTTTTGGTTCCGTCGCTTAAGCCGTTAAACTTTGCTAGTAGTTTTCCAACAAATCCAACTATTGGGGTTATTGCCTCTAAGAATGCTTTTCCTACTGGTACTAGTTCATTCTTTAAATTTTCCATGGCTTTTTTGAATTTAGCCCCTGTTGAATCTTCAACTCTTTTTAATTCTCGTTCAGATAAGATTGCAAGTTCTTCTACTGATGCTCCAGCAAGGTCGAGTGCTCTAGACGCTTGTGTACCATCTTTTACAATGTTTTGAAATAATGTAGAAATACGAGCAAACTGGAACTTGCCAAATAGTTGTTCAATTGCCCTTGAACGATTAAGTGGGTCTAATGTATCTAGTGCTCTAGCAAGTCCTACTACAGTACCTTTTAAATTTCCAGCGTTGTTATCAACAATGCCTTTTATGTTAATGCCCATCTCTGCAAGAAATTCGCTAGTTTTCTTTGCTGGGTTAATGATGGATGCAAGTCCAGACTTAAGTGCGTTAGCACCTTCTGATGCGTTAATTCCACCTTCCTTCATTGCCGTCATAAAGAACGCTAGATCTTCAACAGATCCACCAAGTTGTTTTACAACTGGTCCAGCCTTTGGAATTGCAATAGTCAAGTCTTCAATAGATAAGACAGTTTGGTTTTCTACTGCGTTGAGAAAGTTAATTTTTTGTGCAAGTTGCTCTGACGATACTCCAAAAGCGTTTTGTAAAGAAATTGTTGTTTCAAGTGCTTGCTGCTGTTCTACTTGGCCAAGGACAGAAAGTCTTGTTGCCTGAACTACTTGAGACTCAAGAGCATCTCCCATCATACCCATTGCTGCAGCGGTTGCAGCCATTTCCATAGTATCTTTTACTGCAATGCCATATTTTGTAAACTCTTTACCCAGTCTTTGTATGTCAGCAACTGCCTTATTGGTTGCATCTCCAGAAGTAGTTATATCTCCGTATACCCTTGTAAACTTGAGAACAGCCTCTTCCATTTCCATAAATGTTTTGGCTGCTGCTGATCCAAGGATGGAAAGAGGAATTGTCAAACCAACCATCAACTGACGACCAGCCCACTGAGTATTCTTACCAAAGTTTAGAAGGTTTGTAGAGCCTTGCTTTAATAATTGGTTTAAGAACTGCTGCCTTTGTGCAGCCATCTGAACTCTTGTGGCATAGTCTGTATATCTGCCATTGGTCATTTGTAGATGTTTTGGAACTACCTGCAAAACCTTGACAAGATCTCCATTGGCATTGCCCAATTGAATGTACTGAGACTGAAGAAGTTTTACTCTATCTTTACGAGCACGGTTAATAATTTCACGCTCTTGAGCAAACATTCCTTTAAAAGTTTTTGTATTTGCCGTCGCTGCTGCTGCTGTATACCTAAAGTACTGTCGCATTGACAGTTGGTTTTTTTCAAGGGCGGATGTAAAAGACGCTGTACTTGTTGCTATTTCTTTTTGACTTGCAACAAACTTTCCAGTTGCATTGATAGACTGCATGAGTCTTTCGTTGAGGCCCTTCTGGGCATTCATTGCTGCAACATTTCCCTGAGTTAGGGATTGATTAAAAGTGCTTAAGCCAGCCTGAAGTTTACGAAGAGATGCGAGGGCTGCTCTGGTATCAAAATTAATACCAATATTGGAGTTTACATCAGCCACTCATTAACACCCTCTTCTTTATTTAATTGAGTTTAAAAGACCTGTTGCATCTGCCAGTTTCATTCCTGACGCTGCATCAATAATCTTATAGACTGTAGGAAGATCTAGATTTTCCTCAATCGCCTCTCTGTTGTCTGCTACTGCAGGCAAATACTGCTTGAATGCGATCTGTACGCAATCTAGCAGAACATTCATTGACTTTTCATTATCTTCTGCCACTTCTTGCAACTCATTAAACTTCTTCATAAACGGTTTTAGCAATGAGATTTTTAGTGGTCTTACTTCAAACTTTGTTCCATCGATAAGTTGTAGTTGTTCGTTTTCTTCAACTTTTGTAGGCATTTCCCCTCCTTATAAGGTTTAGTTAATTATACCATAGGACAGGCTTATTTTTTGGCTATTCTAAAACCTCATAGGTAAGGCCCATGCCGATTCCAAACCCAGCCCTTTCTGCATTTTTACCTTGCAGGGCAAGTATGTCATTTCCACTGGTTGCTTTGCCTTTACTAAATACCCTGGCTTTCATGTCTTCCCATTCGTTACCCTTGCCTGACTTTTTGTCCAAGTCAATACCCTTCATTGCAGCAA